CCGATCAAACTGGGAAGGTGCAGGCGCTCAGTTTATTAGCAACTTAGGCCCATTGACCTCTAGCCTCAAAGGTAGCGGACGTTTGATATTTAAGGCCTGGGCTAAAAATCGTGGCGTAGCTGAGGGCGCTGCTATGAAAGCTATAGATAAAACTACGATGCAATTTGAGCAGCGCGCTAAGGGCAATAGATTAAGGAGTGCCGCATAATGGCTTTTCCTGATATTAACATAGGCTCTAAGTTTGATGCTAAAGGATTTAAGCAAGCCCAAACTGCTACCGATAAATTAAACAAAAGTGTAAAAAGTTTAGCTTCAACTTTTGGTATTGCTTTTGGCACTACAGCTGTAGTTGCTTTTGCTAAGGCATCTGTTAAAGCCTTTATACAAGATGATAACGCTGCCAGATCTCTTGGCATTACCTTAAAAAATCTTGGTCTAGAAACTGGCAACACCTCAAAATATGTTAATGAGATGATTAGCAACCTAGAAAAGCAAACGGGTGTGCTAGATGATCAGCTGCGCCCCGCTATGGATAGGTTGCTTCGCGCCACGGGTTCAGTTAGCAAGGCAACTACATTATTAGGCCTTGCCTTAGATATATCGGCTGGTACTGGCAAAGATTTAACTACAGTTACACAGGGGCTACAAAAGGCTTATCTTGGTAATAATGCCTCACTAGGTCGTTTAGGCGTAGGCCTATCTAAAGCTGAATTAACGTCCTCATCTTTTGAGGAGATACAGATAAGATTAAGCGAGCTGTTTGCAGGACAGGCATCATCTGCCGCTGAGAGCTATGCAGGCCAACTAAATAAACTTACTATTGCTGGCAATAATGCTAAAGAGGTTATAGGCAAGGGCATAATCCAGGCTCTCACAGAATCCAGCGGTAGTTTTAATAATGCTACTGGTGACATTGAAAAATATGCAGAAGCTATAAGTGACTTAATCGTAGATTTTGGCAGATTTTTTAGATTATCTAACGCTGTGCCTTCAATCTTTGAGCTATTGACTGATCCTGTAAGTGCTATAAAAAACTTTAATAAAGTTGCAGATGAAATAGATGCTCAGATAGCCAAGCAAAATGCACTAGCTATGGGTAGAAATCCAATCCAATCAGGCTCATATTTAAGTACTCAAAAGAAAATAACCACGCTCACTAAAGAGCAATCAAAAGCCCAAGCCAAAATCCTTGCAGATAAAAGACTAACTTTAGCCCTAGATAAAGCAAACTTAGCTTTAGCTAAAGGCACAGATGTTTTTGATATGGACAAAATCCAGCTTAACGCAGCCCTTATAGGCCAAGCTGAGGCGTTAGGTAAGGCCACTACAGGCTCACAGATATTAGCTATAGCCAATGACGTACAGCGCTTAAAGGTTAAGCAGGATATAAACGCGCTAGAGGATGCCATAGCCTCTAAGGATACGGTAGCTATAGAAAAGGCTACGGCCAAGCTAAACGAGGACTTAAAAATATTAGGCGCTTTGCAAAAGCAAGATGCCAAGCTGCTAGACATAAACAAGGTCTTGGCAGGTATGAAGTCAACGGATCTAATCAACCTATCTAACCTACAAGCTGCTTTAGACTTATTAGCACAGTTTAAGTTCCCTACGCTAACTATCCCAGGCGTGACTACGCTAGGTGCATCTACTTCTAATGCTGGCATTACCTTCAACCCAAACCAAAACAAAGACCGTAACTATGACCTAAATGTATTGGGCGTAGGTGGCGATATGCCTGACAGCCTTAATGCACCCGTAGCAGGCGTAGACTTCAACCCTAACCAAAATAGAGATCGTAACTACACTAATAATGTAATTAACGTAACCGCAGGCGTAATAGGCGATGAAAATATAATTGTAGATGCCGTGCAAAACGCCCTTAATGAGATAGCACGTAGAGGCTACCTAACTACCTACGCAGGGGCTATAGCAGTATGACAGTACCTACAATAAATGCTGTTATTAACTTTAGTACTGGCCCTAGTTTTGCTCAGGCTATGATTTTAGGCTCAGGCATATTAGGCACCAACGTGCTAGCAGATAGTGCCAGCGTAATCGTGGACGTATCTAACGTAGTGGATAATATTCAAACTATTAGAGGCCGTAACGCCCAGGCTGACCAATTCCAAACGGGCACCCTATCGCTGCGTATCGTTGACCAAAACGGTGATTTTAACCCGCAAAACCCAGCCAGCCCGTATTACAACTTACTTACGCCTATGCGCAAAGTGCAGATTACGGCTACTTACGGCGCGGTTACTTACCCTATCTTTTCAGGCTTTATTACTAGCTATACAACTACAACACCTAAAAATGCTAATGACGTGGTTTATACAACTATCCAAGCAGTAGATGCTTTTAGGTTGGCACAAAATGCACAGATCAGTACCGTGGCAGGCACCTCAGCGGGTCAGCTTAGCGGTGCAAGGATTAACGCCTTGTTAGATGCTATTGACTGGCCTGCCTCTATGCGTGACGTGGATGCAGGTTTAACTACTATGCAGGCAGACCCAGGCACAGCCCGCACAAGCCTTGCAGCTATGCAGACCGTAGAGACTAGCGAGTACGGGGCTCTGTATGTAGATGCCGCTGGCTCGTTTGTCTTTCAAGATCGTAACGTGACGGCAGGCAGTACAGGGGCTACGCCTACAGTATTTAACGATAACGGCTCAGATATTAGCTACTTTAATGCGGTGTGGCGCCTTGACGATACCCTAGTTTACAACTCAGCCAGCGTTACCCGTACAGGTGGCACAACTCAAACGGCCATAAACCAGGCCAGCATAGATAAGTATTTTGTGCATAGTTACAACCAGCAAAACCTACTAATGGAGACCGATGCCGTAGCCCTGGACTATGCACAGGCATACGTGGCATCTAGGGCTGAGACCAGTATTAGATGCGATGCTATTCAGCTAGACCTTTATACCGATAACTACAACTTAGGCATTATTGCAGCTTTAGACCTGGACTACTTTGACCCTGTAACTATTACAACTAACCAGCCTGGCGGATCAACGCTAACTAAGACTTTGCAGGTGTTTGGCGTAGCTATGAGCATTACGCCTAACAGCTGGAAAACAACACTTACCACTTTAGAGCCGATTATTGACGGCTTTATATTAGACTCATCCATATACGGTTTGCTTGACAGCGGCGTATTAAGTTATTAAGGAGATAGGACTATGGCAGCTGGATTAGGTTTTAAGACCTTTACTACTGGCGAGGTACTTACGGCAGCTGACACTAACGGCTACCTAATGCAAGGCGTACTAGTGTTTGCCTCAGCGGCAGCTCGAGATGCAGCTATAACCTCACCACAAGAGGGCCAATGCTGTTATCTTAAAGACACCGATGCAGTACTCACCTACTCAGGTGCAGCTTGGGTTGGCTTTGACGATAGCAACGCTATCCAAAATAGCATTGTGGACGCTAAGGGCGATTTAGTAGCAGCTAGTGGGGCAGACACACCCGCCCGCCTAGCAGTTGGTAATAACGGCGAGACACTCGTAGCAGATAGTTCCACTTCAACAGGCTTGCGCTATCAAGTGGCAAAAAACCAAAATGGTATTTACAACTCGTCAATGGACATTGCACAACGAGGAACAACTTTTACAACTGTTTCAGGTGTTGTCTATACATTAGACCGCTGGTCATCTTGGGCTTCTGCGGTTGGTTCTAGCCTAGTAACGACCCAAGAAGCAGGCACGGCAACATCTCGTTATTCTGCAAAATTGCGTAGAAGCACAGGCAATACAAACACAGGCGGTCTTTACTATTTCCAATCATTAGAAACTGCTGATAGTTATCGTTTCCAAGGTCAAACTGTTACGCTTTCTTTTTATGCAAAAGCAGGAGCAAACTTTTCTGCCGCATCTTCTATTTTAATTTCAAATGTAGCCACTGGCACAGGCACAGACCAAATCTTTTATAATTACACAGGAACAGTAAATAACACTCAGAATAATACTTTGACAACATCGTGGCAAAGATTTACTCAAACCGTTACATTATCAGCATCAGCCACAGAAGTATCAGTATCGTTTCAATACAGTCCAGTAGGCACTGCTGGGGCAGATGATTCTTTCTTTGTGACTGGTATTCAGTTAGAAGTTGGAAGCGTTGCAACTTCATACAATCGTATGAGTGGAACAATCCAAGGAGAATTAGCCGCTTGTCAGAGGTATTATGTCCGACAAGGTGGTCAAACTCTTTATCAGCGTTTAGCAAATGGTGCTTTTTCAAGCGCAACCAACGCCTTTATTCAATTTCCACAACCTGTGACAATGAGAGTTGCACCAACGGCAGTTGAGTTTTCAACTATGGCACTTAATGATTATGCAAGCACTATTGCAGTTACAAATATCACCATAGATTATGCTGGTGCATCAATGACATCTCTTGCTTGCACGGTTGCATCAGGTGGTACTCAATATAGACCAGTCCAATTACTGACAAATAACTCAACATCAGGTTATGTCGGATTAAGTGCGGAGTTGTAAAAATGGATAAATTAACTTGTATTAAAGTGACAAACAGCAATGGCGTAGAAATAGAACACGCAATCATTGACCGAGGCAATAATGAATTTACTTCAATGCTAAAGGCAGAATACGACCGCCTACAAGCGGAACAATCCACACCAATAGTTACAGATGCAGACTAGCTACAACGGCTGGCCAGCATCTAAGGAGCAGGCTGAGATAGGCGTTAAGCCTTTTAAGGTTGAGGGCACAAGCCTAAAAATCCGCTGCGCTGAAAAGGTAGCGCCCTTGCTTATTAACTTTGCTAAAGAGTTTAACGAGCTAATAGAGCCAATAGAAGGCGGCACGTTTGACGATTGGGGCTATGCCTACAGAGACGTTAGAGGTGTTGTAGGCAAACTAAGCAACCACGCAAGCGGCACAGCTATAGACCTGAACGCAACTAAACACCCTTTAGGCAAGGTAGGCACGTTTGAGGCTAGCAAGGTACCGATGATTAGAGCCCTAGCTAAAAAGTACGGCCTAACCTGGGGCGGGGATTGGACTAGAAAAGACGAGATGCACTTTGAGATAAGTATTGGCCCTGCAAAGGTTGCAGAGTTAATAACTAAATTAGGGCTAGAAAAGAGCGAATAAATGAAAGAGCAACTAAAGGCTGCGGCCTTGTCTTACCTACGTGCGGCGCTTGCCTGCGTGGGTGCGTTATACCTTAGCGGGATTTCAGACCCTAAAGTACTAGCTAATGCTTTCCTTGCTGGACTCATTGGGCCAGTACTTAAAGCTGTAGCACCTAATGAAAAGCAACTTGGGATAGGCGCTAAGTAAATGTCACAAGCCCAGGCATACATAGCGGTAGCGTTGGGGATTGCTACCCTTTCAGGGCTTATGGCTGGGCTTGTACGCCATCTTGTTAAGTATTATTTAACTGAGTTACGCCAGGACGGCAACGGCGGGCATAACCTCGTAGGGCGCGTTGAGCGTATAGAGATACGCGTAGATAAGATTTATGAGATGTTGCTAGAGGACAGACTAGCTAAGTAGGGCGTGTCGCGTTGTCTTTTGTCGGTGGGTAGGTTCATACTTTAACTACACACGCCGAGAGGGCTACTCGGATAAGTAGCGCATCGGCCTTAACAAAGGGCGAAAGATGAACAGTTTAGATTTAATGGTAGTAGGTATGGTTTGCCTGTTTATGGGCTTATTTATCTACGCAGCTTATGAAATGGGCTACAAAGTAGGCTTGGGTGAAGGTTACCTACGTGGCCGTAATATCGCTAAGGCGCTAAAAGAAGCTGAGGCCAAGCGATGAGTAACTTTCTTGAAGGATACGAGGATGTCAACGCCAGGATTATTAGGGCGCGTTTAGAGTTCCCGACCTTGCGCTTAGTCGCGTACATTGAAGATATAGATATAACAAAAGGTTATATACTAGTTAAGGCTGAGGCTTACAAAGAGTATGAAGACCACCTGCCAAGCGCTGTTGATTATGCTTTAGAGGTGCGTAGCGACAGAGGCGTAAACCTCCATTTCTGGGTAGAAAACTGTGTGACTTCCGCTTATGGAAGAGTTTTAGGCCTGTTAACACCTGGCGGTATTGCTCGTAGTACAAAACAGGATATGGAAAAGGTAGAGGCGCTCAGCACTAAGGACGTAGCACCTGTTAGCGATGATTTATGGGCTACTACACCCATAGCACAGACCATAGAGGCAGTTAAAAACGAGCTAGGCGGCATTTATTTGCAGGGCAAACCTGAGTGTAAACACGGCGCCCGCGTTTGGCGTACAGGCACTAGCGCTAAGACAGGCAAAGAGTGGGGCAATTACAGCTGTATTGAAAAGAGCAAGGCCACACAATGCGAGCCAGTTTGGTATATGCAAACCTCTACAGGTTGGGCGCCACAGGTATGAGCGAGCAATATGAGCTAATCAACCTACAAACTATGACAGGCAAGCTCTTTATAGGCGGGGAGCTGGCAGGTGAGTACAAGGTTGAACAATGCGATAAATGCGCGATGATTACACAGCTAGACAAGTTTGGCTATCAAAAAAACTCGTATGAAAACATCATATGGTTTTGTAAGGGTTGCCGATGATAGAAAATGAGCAAGAGCTATTTAACTACATCAAAGGCTGGTATTTGAGCGATTTAGAAAAGAGCGCTGACCAATTTGATAACCACGATTGCACTAGCACTATCTACAGGCTACATATAGAGCTTAAATGCAGGCATACTCATTATGACGAGTTAATCCTAGAGCGTGATAAGTACGAGGCGTTAACACAAGAGGCCGAGCGCCTGGGTTTTACGCCGTTTTATGTTAATGCCACACCTAAAGGCATCTACGCTTTTAACCTTAAGAAAACTAAAGTTACGTGGACGGTTAAAAAGCTGCCTGCAAAAACAGAGTTTAACGATAGGGGCCAGGTTGACAAGACCGTGGCCCTTTTGCCTATCTCTCAGGCGGTGCAACTATGAGCGAGTCAATACGCTTTGAGTGCCGCAGCTGTAAAAAGATAACTGAACAGATAGAGCGCATAGTGACAGATAACCTGCCACCTAACGTAAAAGTCTTACAATGCAAGGTATGTAGCAAGATGAGCGTATGCCTATTGGTTACTTATGCCGATGTATGAGTATGAGTGTATTAGCTGCTCTATGCGGGTAGAGATGCAGCGCTCAGTACACGATGTAAACATACCTAAGTGCTGTGGTTTTGATATGCGCCGTATCTATGGCTCAGTAGGTGCCATATTCAAGGGTACTGGATGGGGTAAAGATGCTAAATAGTTATGCACAGGAGTTATCCACAGGCACTAATAACTGTGGAAACACGCCCAACAG